CCCAATCGGGTGCATCTGCCCACTCAGGCACAAATTGATGCGACTTGAGTTCCTTATCAATAAGCAGTTTCTCTACAACCAACGCCTGATAATCATCGTATAGGCACTGATACGAATCCAAAAGTTCTTCAGCCCCAATTGCGTTTTGTCCTACAACAACTGATTCAATCGAGTTTTGTTCAAACCATTCTGTGAGGAGTGTTTCGTGTTCGGGCAGTGTCAAATGTCCACTATCAAACATCAGCAATGCTAATTCGCGAATTTTCTTACGTGTAAATACTTCGCTCATTTTAAAACTCCAAATAGTGCATCATTATTCATCTTTCATTAACCTCATAGCGACTTTGATAGCCATTTCAAACGTTTCAAATTCACTTCTACCCATTCTTTCCTGTCCTAAACTAAGCAAATAAGAAAAACAAAAGTCAGTGCTTTTAATCATACAATTTTCTTCATCATGCTTTTTTAACCGTTTTTCAAAGTTTTCAAATTTCATAAATCTTCTCAGGTGTAATTACTTTACTCATTTTATTCTCCGAGTAATTGTGTAAATCTCAACATTCGGGATAATTTGGTTTTCCATTGAATTCTACGCCTCTTGTAATGCTGTAGCTATTAAGCCACCAATAAGAAATACCATCACTTCTCTATTTGTCATAACTCCTCCACTAAGTCTAAATCATTGTCAAGAATTTCTTCACCACATCTACCATCAAGCATCCATCTTTCATCTACCCAATCATTGTAGTCCCCGTCAAAATAAGCACCAAGTACTGGATAGTTAGAGGTATCGAGGATTTGGTTTATTTCAACCTTAAAACCACACTGTGTTTGGTACTTCTTTTGAATTTCAATATTCATAACTCATCTCCGAGTAGTTGTGTAAATTTATCAACAGTGTAATAGGCGCCACCATCATCAAACGATATTCCATACGTGTACCAAGTCGATAATTGACCGTCAATCATAGCTTCTATTTTGTTTTTTGAAGTTGACACTACTTTGCCGACAATCGGTTTTGTTCCGCCAAATTCATACGATACGTCTAAGCCAACGACAGAATCTTTATCTTGTTGCATCATTTCCAATACAGTCATTTTATTCTCCAGTTTCTTTAGTACTACTTGATCACACCATCATGGCATACCACAGCACCTGTAAAGTGACTCTCAATTGGGCTGAGCCACACTCTTGAATTGTATGTCATGGGTGATTCCTCGGCCAATTGCTGAAGTCATGGTTGCACACAAGAAGGATAAGCCCCGACATTGCGACCCAGCGGAACCCGAACACTGCCATCATCGAATACTGAGTCTGCCAGTGTTCTAGACTTACTAACGAATGCAGCTCAGCTGCCAGACCTAACACTTGCGCCATGATGAACGCTAATTTTAAAAACAATATCATACTAATCCTCGTTGTGAATGGATTCTAGCTCGTCTGTGTAGAACCGTCTGAATAGGGTACCGACCTGAACCAGCACCATGAAGGTGTCTTCCCCCGTCTTCCATGCGCAGACCTTTCATTGCTCCCCGCTTCAACTAACACCGGCATTAGCAGTGCTGTATCCGGTCGAATAGCGTGTATTCATTTCAAATCTCCAGCGCATTCAAACTTAACCACGTTTTCTTTCAACGTGGATTCTTCAATCATTGTATTTACATCCCAAGGCGTCACCCACATCTTCCGACATGGGTGACAAATAGGTTACTCAGGGGTAACATTCCACGCAAATTTAGACTTATCCCAAGCACGGTTGTAGTCACTCCCTTGTGACACAAAGAAGTCATGCAGAATGGATGAATTTAGATCATTGTAAAACCACCCCTGGATAGATGTGTTTGTCGGATGGAAGATTGCTTCAAACCCCAAATTGATCAAACACATATCCAATCGATGCTCTACAAAGGCCGTTAGCATTAGTGGCGTAATCCCCTCGATAGGCCCGTACTCAAATATTTTGCCAATAATAATGTCTTCATGCTCTGCAATTACACGAGCAGTCTGCTCCAAGTCTTTACGAATCTTAGTCATGTCAATATTGGCCTCTTCAGCTGTTTGACGGAACAACCAGGCGCCACCTCGCGAATGGATTGTCTCATCTAACGCGCTAAAGTCAACACCAGAATTGACTGCAGTTAACTTATTTTTCCCTGCATTGTTAAAATGCTTTAAGAACGCAAAGTTCGAGTACAATACTGCCCCTTCCACCATGCTGAAACTGCCCACCGAAGTGAGCACTTCTTCAATTGTTCCTTTCTTAGCGCATCTGCTCTCTATCCACTTGATCCGCGCTTCTAAAATTGGATCCTCCAAGTATGCAGTGTAGAATTCATCACTGCTTAGACCAAGTACTACGTTGATCTTGTCATAGAACGGGGCATGAACACCAATTTCAAAGAAGCCAAAAGTAGTGGCCATTCTCTGAATATCTGGCCTAGGAAATACTTTACAGACATAGTTCAGCCAATAGTCTTGACCAACACGTAATTCATAAAGGGTGAATAGCTTCAGGGTACTAACGATCCCATGGTACTCCGCATGGGTAAAGTTTGTTTTGATGTCATGTAGGTCTTTCTCTACGTCAACTTCTTCCGGCGTCCAAAAGATACTAGCTTGTTCCTCCGCAAAGGATATCGCCTGGGGGTAGTCCACCGTATAAGTATCTTTTCGTGTCATGATGCGTGGTAGTACTTGCGGCTTTGCTAGAGTGTCTAACATTTTCTTCCTTTGTATGTCAATGATGGCTCCGCTTCTCGCGGGGCCGGATGGGTGGCTAACGGCTGCGCTAACCCTCCGTTGTATTTCAAACCTCTGCTTAGCTGCATGTCGCACTCTGGGCTACAGCTAAGACGTCTCTCTGGCATATGCAAGTAAGGTGCCTTGCATACACAGCAAATCGATACCACTTATGCCTTCTCCTCTAGATGCGCCTCCAAGAACGCGAAGAATTTAGTCTCACTAATGGCGCCTACTTTCGTAGCAAGACGGCGCCCTTTGTCAAATAACATGAGCGTAGGCGCCGCCCTTACGTCCCACGCACGCGTTAGCTCTGGCTGCGTTTCCACATTAACCTTTCCGACAACAAGCCAACTGCTCGCCGTGATCGAAAGCCCTTCAAGGAATGGTAAAATCATCCCACTTGCTTCACACCAGTCTGCGTAGAACACCAAGACAACAGGCTGATTCGCGCCAAGTACTTTGGTTTCAAAGTTATTCTCTTTTACAATAATACACATAATCGCCCTTAGATTTCAATGAGATCCGAGTCAGGATCAAAGTCCGATACTTCTAAACGCCCCGTGTTGTAGTGATATTGTGCTCCTCTCACGCTCCCCGTAAGACCAGTATACCTTGATTTTAATACCCTCATCTTAATCGTATTGCGCTCAATAGGATCTTCAGCAATCAGGTTTCGCGCAAAGCTTATGATGTCGAAAGAGATCTGCTTAATTGACCCAGAACCGCGTATATCGTCAATCGAAGGCAGCCGCCCTTCTTCAAATGACTTCTGCCCTGATTGCGCCTTTCTTAAATGACTCACAAGGCCTATCCAGACATTATGCTTCTTCGCAATCCGTAACAAGTGGTTCATGATCTTATCCACTGCTTCGTTGCCTGTTAGGTCCTCAGCGCCCTCCGAAACAAGAATAGTAATATGATCTATGAAGAGGTATTTGCAACCCATCAACGCCATGTACTCTAGCTGGTTGACAATAGAGACGTCAGCCATAGACCCTTGGTGGTCCAGCATGAAGATACGGTCGTCGCCGTACACATCTTCAAAGCCCACTGTCAAATCTTCGATGGAGATCTCTTCTGCTGCTGGATTTCGCATCAGCTGCATGCCCGCTAACTTACGAGCTGTTTCAGCCGGTGCCTCTTCTAGCGCGATGATCCCTATTGACTCTCTTGTGGTCTGGATGATGTGCAGCATAGTTTCACGTAACATGGTTGACTTACCACTGTTATGTGTTACGACAAAGTTGCCTAACACAAAACGATGGTCTCCGTCTACTTCAAACCCGTAGAAATTATCTTCGCCTAATACTTCGACAGTGAAGCTGTAACGATGAGGATTCTTTACCTGCTGACGGGGTCTTGCTTGCTTTCTTGGGAGTTCGGTAGGAATTGCCTCTAATCCCTCCCCTGCAATCCAGAGCCTAAAACAGTTTCCAAACTTATTGTTCACTTGCTTCCCTAGCGTGCAGGTAAATCCTAGACTTTCTGCAAGAAACTTCACAGACAGTGTCATCTCTTCTGATTTCTGAGAGAACTCAAAAATATTCTTCACACCATCGTAATGGCCATCGGTATCCAATAGCCCCGCCAAAAGCTCCAAACGACAATCTACGGAGCCTCGCAGATAGTTTAGAGGAATATGCTTATTTCCGATAAGGCCTAGCAGTGCTAGCTTGGCTCTTAAGCCACCTGGTGAGTTCCACGTAAACGCTGCGACACCTTTGTAGATCCCCATGCCAAGACGTCTCATTTTGTCTATAATCGCAACGTCTTTTTCATGACAGCTGAACCGCGCACCATCAGAGTAACCATCTCCGAGCCAAACACCTAAGATGTAGGGGTGGAGTGTCACTTGAGCAGCTTCAGAGAACACCAATTCGCTACACTTGAAAGCCTTGGACAAATGTTTCCGTTTATCAGACCACTTGCGATAATCCGATAATTTTACATCTACTACCTGGTCTTTGACTAGACCCCATCTGCCTTCAGAATCACTATTGGCTAGAGATAACACATGCGACTCATTACATGTAAAAGAAGTGCCATCTCTGAGTGTAATCTTGCTCATCAATTCCTCTCCTCTTTTCAGCGATAAGACACTGCGAGGGATGCTATCTGGCCCCGCAACTTGATCACCCACGATAATATCTTCGACCATTTTGATCGCGCCGTTTGCCATCAGAATCTCAGTACCTAAGCCGAAGCAACCTGTACCGCTGATAAACAGCGCAATCTCGCCCAGTCTCATCCCTTTTAGCTTAGAGTTGAGGCCTTCCAGGCACGGCGGGTAAGGCAAGCTTTCCGCGTCATTGTACTCTACTAGCGCCTTCCACACCTCCTCTTTGCTAACGATCCCTGCAGGCGTATACCGCCCCGCCTCAAAGACCGCAGTCATTAAGGCAGGCGCACCTTTGGCCACTAACATGTCAGAAGCGTCCTTCACCGGTAGCTTTACAATCTTGATTTTCTCTGCCCCAATGATCTTGATACATTCCGCTAGACACTTTTGCCCTGCTTCGTCTTGATCTAAGCATAAGACTACTTCACTAAATGACCTAACCCAATCACGATGTTTCAGCAACGACTTTGTCCCCGACGAGCTGGGCAAAGACACAACGGGGTAGATCTTGCTATATTTAGCAAATGCAGCTTGCGCAATAGACATCGCATCTAACTCACCCTCTGTAATAATAAGCCTCCGCCCATCACTGGAGAATTTATCTCTCCCAAAAAGTTCATCCGACTTTCCGATCCAATAGAACTCTTTCTCTGCCACAACGCGGCACTTGTATGCCTTGTCACCATAAGGGTAAAAATGCTTGGCGACTGTACCGTCAGCAGATATCTCCGCTCTCACTCCGAAAAAGTCAGTAACACTTTTCGTAATCTCTCTCTCTTTGAAGCCCCTGATTGGTAAACCCTGGATGTCCGCTATTTTTTCATTACCTGACATATATAACTCCTCTTCGATTACTTCAAAAGATTTACCACTGCGCGACCCGGGTCGCTTCCCCTTGTTGCATGCATAACACCACCAATCATCTTCTCCATAAACAATCTTGGCATCACTACTGCCGCAGTTGTCGCAGGCTACGTGAAAGCCAGCTGCCATTTCAGCCCTCCAATAGCGCGTTGAGCCTGACCAGCTCGGCCTTGTGCGCTTCAGTCACTGGCTCTCTTATAAACCACGCCACTTCCTCGACACGTGTATTCAGCCAACTTGTCTTACAGGGCGCGTCTACACTGCACAGAGACCATGTTTCTGCATACACCAAGCCACTCGCTGATTTGTACTCTCCCAAGCAGTAGAAGTCGAAAGAAGTCTTTCCGTATTTTGCAAGTGTGGCTACAAGCTCTTTATTGCTACTAGTATAATCTCGCCACTTACTAGCGTCTCCCTTCTTTGATCCACGTTTTACGAAATAGGCCTTTTTCCCCAGATACATCTTATTCTCAAGGAGATCATGGATGATATAGACAAAGCCTACGTATTCGGCCCCGCCCATCTGGCTAGGATACTGCCAATGCCCATTAAAAGTGGCCACATGCTTCTCCCGGCAACTCGATTGCTTTTTGGTGAAACACTGCCTCAGGCACAACATGGTCTACCGGCAAAATATAGCACTCATCTGTTTTCCCAAAAAACGAGGGCTTGCACCGCTTGACCATATCGACGGTCGAGATGCGCTGGAGATTACATTGCAAATACGCGTTGTCATCTGCGTCTACGTCAAAGCCCCATGAAGGCTCTGAATTGGTCTGCGCCACGCCGATTAAACATAGCCAGCCAAGCATTATTATAAATAGTTTCATTGTGATCTCACTTGGATTGCAGGCAGTTAAAAGGCATGCCCAGGCCTGGCGCCTACAGGAAGTCAGCGTTTATCGATTCGCAATAGAAGATACCGTACGGCACATACTCTGCACACTTGTAATAAGTGTGAGTCCACTTTCTTTCCGCTTCTGCCACTACTGCCCCCTTGTGGAAGGCCACCCCGGCAGCTGGCCGCACCGCCGCTAGCATACTCTGCTCTAGCAATCTGCAATGGTCTACAATATTCATAAATTCTCCTTTAGTGCTCTGATCTGCGCATCGATGTCTTCTTCTTTGACGAGCTCGACAATACGATACACCGTGCCCTCATTATCGCGCCAGCCCGCTGCCTCTGTTGCGACAGCGTGGATGTCAATATCCACATCTCTGTCGATAATCCCGCACAACTCCGCCACCGATGGCATGCACGCAAATGTCAACTCTTGGGTTACCCGTCCTGTCTTTTCTGTGCTAATTAATGCAAACACTCTCTTCTCCTGATTTAAAAAGGCCGCGCCGAAACTGACACGACCGCTACTACTCTGTCTAGAACCACTCATCTGTGCTGAATACATCGTCATAACTGCGTAGGATGTGGATCAGCGCACCATTAAGCTCGAGCTGGGCCAGCCATTCATCCTCTGGAAAGGCAGCCATATACGCATCCAGACAAGCCATCCTATACTCCTCATGCGTCTTGCAATGCGCAGTTAATTTCTCCGCAGTCTTTGGTCCCAACTTAGGTATCCCCTTGATTCCATCTGTAGCGTCCCCCATCATTATTTGGCGGTAATACAATTGCATCGCATCTTCTTCGCTAATGTGGAGATGCTCATTTTTCCACGGGTTATAATGGTATCCCGTTATACACTTCAGATCTTTATCAATAGATACTACACAGAACTTCTCACCAGAAGCCCGATGCTCTTCTGCCCATATCCTTAAGAAATCATCAGCCTCCATGTTGTGCGCCTCGACCGCGTACCCTTCTTTTACTGCCCACGCCCTCAGCATCGGAACAAACTTGTTAGAGATATTACGAGCACGGTTAGCTTTGTAGGCAGGCAAGAGGTCTTGGCGGAAATTACCGATGCCTTTGGTAGCCCCTCTCCTGTGATCTGCAAAAGTAGCACTCATTGTTTGCTTAATTTGGTTTTGAAACACATCAACGATTGCCTCGAAATACTCATTATCTTGCGCTTCTGAGTACACCTTCATGCCATCGTCATCGAGATACAAATACGCCTGTAACCCATCTCGATTGAAACACGCCTTGTGGCAATACACGTCAATGTCCAGCAAAACAACGAGTTCCCCTTCTTTATACTGCCTGGACTTGATTATTGTCCCGTTGTGGTGTAGCTCTTTTCCCCACATATTGCG